TAGTAACCCTTCTGGATTACCCATAAATCTTGTGCTTCTGATAATTCTCGATAGATGCCGTCAGACATTGCACAAGAGAAATCTGTTTTATTACCTTCCAAATAATTCTGGACGGTCTGAACGTAGGGTCTTGCGGCTTCATAAGTACCAACATGCCCAATCTGTATACGACTTTTGTGAATAGAAGCACCTGCCGAATGATTGTGGTCTTGCATCGGGTCGTCTATCATTTGGACAGTCAGATAAGGCGGATTGGCAACTTCAGGAGCAGGAGCAGGAAAGACTTCCAAGCCAGTAGCCGCATGTAAGCCCCAAATCAAAGTACTCATTGCATCAGCCATTGCCAGCAATCCTTTTCATTTGTGCATTGATATTCTCAGCCGCCGCTTTCATGGCTTGCTTCTGCTTGTTATCAACAGCCGGGCGCATATATGGTTGTGCGGCCATCTTTATCGTTCCCATTTCAACGTATAGGGCATAGTTCACATCTTCGTTACCTGCTACCAGATTGACCGTATCACCTTCAACTTCTACGCCAATCGTGATTTGCAATGCACCAGTATCAACAGGAACAAGGTTTCTTGCTTCTTCGGCAAATACGTTCACAGCATCAATCTCCGCAGAGACTAAATCCAAATCGGCTATCTTTTCAAGTTGAGCAAAGAGTTTATCCAAGCCATCTATCATGGCACAATCCTTTTCAGCTTTATCTTCTGAACTGAACTGTTGACAACAGGCTGTGAAGCAGGAAGGAATGAGCCACTGATAATCGTGTTGCCCTTTTCAATCAAATCGAACTCATAGGACATCTTCACAGTCAGGTCGCTTTGCACTCTCAACATACAGTCGTAATCTACAAATCGGACTTCGCCACGTTGAACAATCTGTCCATTACTGAGTTGGATGCCACAAGGCGTACCTGAAGCAACTAGTGTTCTTGTCTTGGTGACAGATGTTGAATATGTTCCAGATGAAAGCGCGACGGAAAAGATGTTACACAAATCATCCATCACAAGACCCTGAACCTTTTTCAAGCTGACGAAATTAACTTTCATCCATCAATCCGTTTGTAAGGGTCAGAGCCGATGTCCAGACTATCAACTTCACTCGTGCCTTCAGGGAGATATTGGAAAGCGTTCTGCCAAGCATCGTTGAACAAGAAAGTTGCTACATTCTTCGGCACATCGCCTAGCGAGAATGATTCACCATCGGCTGAGTAGTTGTGATTCATGGACACTTCACGCAAAATTCGCCTTGCCGCTGAGTAATCTAAAAGGGCATAGGCTTTGGTTGTATCGGTCGCTTCTGCTTCAGTGGCTACACCATACAAAAGCAGGGCATCAGATACGACAAGGTTGAGTGCATTGATGTCCCAACCTACTGTCCCACTCAACCCACCAATGTAAGCCTGAACATGGTCAGTAAAAGCCATTGGAACTCCTAAGAATAGGGGCAGAGTTTCCCCTGCCCCCTTCATGATTAGAGCGTCAGAGTAGGAGCCGTGTAGGTGGTCTGGTGAGCCGTATCCAGAACTGCACCCGCCGAACGATTATTGACAGCCGCACCGAAGTAGGCAAGCCAGTCAGTAGCCGTCAGGATGTTTTGAACATTCACACCCGCCAATGGGGTCAGATTGCCATCTCTACGAATACCAAGGGCTTTCTCCCTTGCACCCGTAGCAATACAAGCAATCGTACTGGCAGGACACCATGAACGAGCATAAACAGGGAAGCCGTCCCAATGACCCAACAGTTTATTGTCAGGGTCGGAATCCAGGTTGTCAATGGAAGTGTCACGATTGGCCGCAGTTGAGTAAGCCGTATTGGGGCGAAGCACAGGCAGGAATTTCTTGTTGCTGTTCAAATCAGTCAATCCAGCCATCGTGCTTGCAACAGCGGGAGTCGTGTAGAGCGCAATCCCAATCATGTCACCATGCTCAACCACATTGTTAATCAGGAGCGTGTCAATGTCATATACTGAAAGCGTTGAACCTGACGTTCCATTGTAGTGAGAGTGGGTAGCCGCTGTGAAAGTTGCACCATTCAAAGAAGGTGGGATAACCATTCCATCTGCGTTCCAGAATGGATAACCAATCAAGCCCGTTCGCTGTGAACGACCAAACTTGTCAGTGAACTCACGCCGAACATTGTTATATACAGCCGCTTTGATTTCTTCGTTGATGGAAGCAAAGTAAGCATATTCAGCATCCAGGAAAGCCTTCTGGAAATCCTGCACAGAAGCAAGCCGAAGGAAATCATACGTCCAGCCAGTTGCACGTTGGAATTTCCAGAGTGGGAAATCAATCTCAACGGCTTGTCGGTTCGCATGACCACTAACCTTGTTGAACTCACCAACCTTTTCCATTGCGGTAGAAACGGCTGTGACATCGAACATCTTGGCTTCAGTGGCTTGGGGCTGAGAGAACTCAGAAAGCATCTCATCAACACGAGATGAAAGACGAGCAAGCCGACCCTGAATCTGTTCGTTGAGAGTGGATACATCAATCGTTAAGATGCCAGCTTGCAAAGCGGCACTTGAAAGACTTGTAGAGAAAACGTTAGTAACAGGCATTGTATATCTCCCTTATCTCAGAATAAGAATGTTGGTAGCAGAGATAGCCTTCGCAACAGGACGGTCAACAGCCGTTGGCATTGTGTCCTGAATTGCTCCACCTGTACCCATGTAGTATTGTGCGCCGATAGTCAGGCTTGTGCCGTAATCAACCACTGTACCCATACCAAAGACGGCTACACCTTTTGCACCAGAGATAAAGGTTTCTACGACTACGCCATCACATTTGCTTTCGGCAAACGATGTACCAGTAGCACCAACAGTAGCGTTGGTTGCCTTCTGCACCAAGCCGTTTGAATCAACGGCAACAAAATCGCCAGGTGCAAGCGAAACTCCTGCTTGGTATGGCCCAAGAACACGACCAACATTCTTAGGGTCTAAACTAGGAGCAGGGGATGTACGTTTTGAAATCGTGGACATCTAATAATTCTCCATAAAAGTTAGGTTAGTACCTGCCGCCAAAGCCGATTTCCTTTTCAACAGGATGCTCATCAGTTTTGGTCGTTGGGGGCTTTGGAGTGTGATTCTGTTGACGAGCCTGAGTAATAAACTCCTGGTCGCTCAGTTTCTTCCATTGCTCCAACACAGGTAAATCTTTGAGAAGTGTTTTGACCAGTGGATTGAAATCAGCCGTCTGCACATCAATCACCGCTTGCAAGCCAGTTTCCATGTCAGTGATTTGTGTGTCCTTGGCCGACACTACTTCAGTCCATTTGGTTGTTTCCTTCTCACGCTCACGCTTCAAAAGACCGTTTATATGCAACTGTTGCTCAGGAGTGAACGTAACCTTCGGCTTTTTATCCTGTGCCGCATCAGTAGTAGGTTCAGTTGTTGGTTCAGTCGTATCAGCGTTCTCAATTTGGTCAGGCATATCAAACTCCTAGTGTTATAAAGGTCTAGCAACCCACCCACAAAGCATGTGGTCTACTAAACAATAGCAATGAGAAGGGCTTCTGGAATTAACACTGTGTCATTACATGTATAAGCAGAAGTTACAGAAAATTTGAGACCCACGGGTCTCAATTTACCTGAAGGAGAAAGACAAGCAAGTTCCACAATTGTGGAACTTTATCTCCTGAACAACATGTATATGGAAGATGGCAGATAGCCAGCAGGAGATGTGCTAATAAGCAATAATGGACTTTTTATGGAAAATGAACTTTTGAAGCACTTTTACACATATTCTCTATATAAACATTGCTTAAGGGAAAATACAAAAACACCAAAAAAAGTTCATTTTTTCCAAAAGTCCATTTTTTGCTTTTGATAGAAACATTGCAAATACATTACAAACACCTTCAGGGTATTGTATTTACACATGCTTTGTGGTAAGATGTTTATAGTGAGACAGGGGTTGCGGTTTGAAAGATTTGACACAGGCTAAACACCTAACGTCAGACCCGCAAATTCAAGTGAACGCAACACCCTGTCCCCCACTAAGGAGA